TCGCCTTTCCTACATACGAGAATTTTTGGAAGGTTTTACAACGAAGAAACGGGGCAATATATGAATATAACGTCAAATGCTGACGAAGTTGCAAAAGCATTGCGACATATTCAGCGTCAAATCCCGTTCGCTTCNTCGAAGGCNTTGAACGAAACAGCCAAGGTGATTGTATCGGCAGAGAACCGGAAGATTGCCCGTGTGTTTGATAACCCAGTGCCAGCCACGCAGAAGGCAGTTGCGCTAGTTCGGCCTGCAACCAAGCAGCGTCAGGAAGCCACAGTCATCGTAAAAGACAGCGTTGGCAAGGGCAATTCCCCTGTCCAGTGGTTGAATGCTGAGGTTATGGGTGGTTTTCGTCGAAAGAAACGAAATGAGAAAGCGTTAGAGGCTGTGATAGGGCATAATGGCGTTGCTATTCCATCTTACGGCTACAAGCGCAACATGTACGGCAACGTAACCGCTGACCCATACAAGAAAGCAATCAAGAGTTTGAAGGCGAAAGACGGCAAGTTTTTCAGAGGGGTTGGGAAGCGCAAGAATGTCATATATCAGAAAACAACTACCGCTAGGAACAAGAAGTATCGGCCATTCTTAATCTTGGTGAGGCATGCCCATTATCACAAGCGATTCCATTTTTTCAAGATTGGTGAAAAGCAATTCCATCGCAACATAAATCGGTTATTTGACCGCGAGTTTGCTAAGGCGATTGATGGGTCACATTGGAAAGAGATTGGCAAGGGAAGTTTAGTCGAGCGCGGCAAGTTTGCTGACGTAGCCAAGCGCGGCAATCTAGGCAAGGGCGCAGCCCCGTTTACGTTCATCTAGCGGAAGGTGATATGACGAAATGAGTGAAATAGGTGTAAGGGAACTTGGCGAACTGACCGGGCGCAGTCGCCCGACTCTGGAGAAGTACATCACAGAGGCAGGTGTGAAGCCTGTCAGGGTTGATGGACGTAACCGCTATTTCGATTCGCGTGACCTGCTGACGTTCAAACTGATGCAATCAGACTCGGCACGCACATCTACTGATTATGACCTTGAAGAAGAACGCGCAAGGGAAACCAAAGAGCGTGCTGATAACTTGGAATTAAAGAACGCGCAATTACGCCGCGAACTAATCCCTGTTGATTTAATGTCCTGGACGTTGGGCGGTTTGGGTTCGCAGATTTCAGCGATACTCGAATCCATACCAGTTAAGTTGAAGCGACGCATGCCAAAGTTGGGTGCGGCAGAGGTTGATATTATCAAGACAGAGGTTGCCAAATGTCAAAATTCATGTGCCGATTTAAGCGTGGATTTTGATGAATATGAAGGTCAGTCGTGAGGNAAGGTTNGTACTTGAAAAGGAAGTCAGCAAGGGCTTAGAAACATTCCGTAAGCCTGAGCCGTTAAGCTTGTCAAAATGGGCGACAAAGCATTTTTATTTATCTGCCGAGTCATCCTATGTTGAAGGCCGTTGGGAAGCATTCCCGTTCCAGACAGCAATCATGGATTCCATATCGAATGATGATATTCGTGAAGTGATATTTACGAAGTCGGCTAGGGTAGGAAATACTAAAATGATGCTGGCTGCGATTGGATATTACGCCCACCACAAGAAACGCAACCAAGCGATTTGGCAGCCTGTTGATGGCGATATGTCCGAATTTGTAAAGACTGAGATTGACACCATGTTACGCGATGTGCCGGTGATGCGATCAATTTTTCCCTATTACGGGAAGAAGCATAAGAACAATACGCTTGAGCAGAAGATGTTTGTTGGTTCAACCCTGCACATGCGCGGCGGCAAATCGGCAAAGAACTATCGCAGGATTTCGCCCGATGTGGTGTATCTTGACGAGTTGGACGGCTTCGATGCGGACATTGAGAAAGAGGGTTCGCCGGTATCTTTGGCTGCCAAGCGTATTGAAGGTGCGACCTTCCCGAAGATGGTCATGGGTTCAACTCCGAAGCTGAAAGAGTCATCAATGATAGGGGCGCAAGCGGAGGCGGCAGATATGTATTTCCGTTTCCATATTCCTTGCCCACATTGTAAGCATGAGCAGCCGCTTCAATGGGGCGGCAGAGATTCGGAGTTTGGCTTCAAGTGGGAAGATGATAACCCTGATACGGTTGAATACCTTTGCCGGAATTGCCATGCGATGTTTACGCAGAGCGATTACCTTGATTCATGGGCGCAAGGCCGCTGGATTGACGCTGACGGCGTTTGGATAGACGCAGACAACCTTTTCCGCGATAGCGATGGTGAGATTGTTTCAGCGCCACAGTCGATAGCATTTCACATTTGGACGGCATACAGCCCCATGACTGAATGGGCAATGATAGTTGCCGAGTTTTTGAAGGCGAAGGGCGACCCTGCCAAACTCAAAGGATTCGTGAATCTGACCTTGGGCGAGCCTTGGGAAGAAGATGACGGCAAGGGAACTGATGCTGATGCGCTGTATAAGCGGCGCGAGTATTACGATGCTGAGATTCCCGAAGCCGTAAACGTACTGACCATTGGTGCAGATACGCAGGATGACCGTGTTGAGTATTCCGTATTCGGTTGGGGCGAAGGCGAAGAAAGTTGGCTGATTGACCATAAAGCGATTTATGGCGACCTGACCAAGCATTCATTCTGGCAGAAATTGGCAGCAACATTCAAACAGCCGTACAAAAAGGCTGATGGCACGATATTGGACGTTCGTTTGGCCTGTATTGACTCAGGCGGCCATTTCACCAGTGAAGTGTACGACTTTTCCAAGATGGCAGGCTTACGCTTTGCAATACCGATCAAGGGTGCAAGCCAGACAGGGAAGCCAGTTGCCACGTTCCCGCGCAAACGAAGCAAGGACGGCGTGTATTTAACCTTTGTCGGCACAGACACCGCGAAGGACTTGCTGTATTTCCGTTCGCAGCAGTTGGAGCCTGGCGATGGGTACATTCATTTCCCCGTACAGGATTGGTGTGACCAAGCGTACTTCGCCCAATTCTCAGCAGAATCACGCAAGAAAGTTTATACGAAAGGGCGTCCATCATTCCAGTGGGTATGCAAAAACGGCGTCAGAAACGAATCATGGGATACTTCGGTGTACGCACTCGCAGCAATCAGAATCTTGCAACAGAACTTTGGCATCCGATTGGATGAAGAACAAATCAAAATTGAAGAACCGGAACCGAAAGCGAAGAAGCCACAGACTCAGAAAGAGTGGGGCGGTTTCAATCGTGGTAACTGGTTCTAAAGGAGCGGTCATGGGAACAAAAACCATATTGATGGGTAGGGATAATCCTAACGGTCATTGCTTGGAAGATTTACTTAACCAGTTGCAGCAAGAGATTAGCGTAAAATGTGATTATATCTGCGCTGACACAAGATTAGAGGCCAAGCATGTTTTGCGTAACAATCAGCAGATAATCGGCTTGCTGGCGCAGGCAGAGGCGTTGCAGTGCCTCAGCTACGATATACTGGATTCAATGGCTCCAAACGAAGGGCCATTAGGAACATACAGAATCGGTACGCAGAAAGCAGAACAATAAGCGATATAAACAGGAGGCAGCATGTCAGCAATCACACTTGCAGAAGCGCAGCAACAGTTAGCAGACTGGCTTGCAGCATCAAAGGCTATCGCTGGCTCACAGCAATACAGGATTGGTGGCGTTGGCGGTCACATGGTAACACGCACTGACGCAGCAGAGGTAAGGCAGCAGATAAACTATTGGTCAGCTATGGTGAATACGTTGACAAACGCTGCCAACAGCCTGCCAACAACACCATTTTCAGTATCGAGTTTTACATGAACCTGATTGATAAGAGCATTGCAGCAATCTCGCCTGTATGGGCGTTGCGTCGTGTCGCTGCAAGGACTCAGATTAAGGCGTATGAAGGCGCGGTTTCAGACAGGAACCATCCAGCCAAGCGCGATCACGGCAGCGGCGATGCTGTCATGTCGGTGTCAGCATATAATTTGCGCATTAAGGCACGCGATTTGGACAGGAACCACGATATTGTTCATGGCGCATTGAACACGCTTGAAGATTTCATTGTTGGCACTGGCATACGTCCTGAGCCACAAGTCAGGCTGGTATCCGGCGAATTAGCCGATGATGTGAATGAACGACTGGTCGAACTTTGGAAGGACTTTATCAAGCATCCCGAAGTCACTGGCGAATTTGATTATTATTCATGCCAGCGAATGAAGCTGCGAACACTCATGCGCGATGGTGAAGTGTTGCAGCAATATCTGATGGGCAACGTTCCTTTTTTGAAGCACGGAACAAGGGTGCCATTCTCGCTTGAGATACTTGAGCCTGATTACCTGCCATTTATTCTGAATGAACCAGCCAAAGGGTTGATACAGGGCGTGCAAAAGAACACATGGGGGCAACCTACANNCTACCACCTGTATAAACAGCATCCTGGCGACATTATGAACACCAATTCGCTGTCATTGGCTGCAATCAAGGTAGTGAAGGCTGAAAGGCTTGGGCATATCAAACTGATTGACCGGATAGGCCAGACNCGCGGCGTTACGGTGCTTGCATCAATTATAGACCGTCTTTCCGACATAAAGGATTATGAGGAATACGAGCGAGTTGCAGCCAAGGTTGCAGCGTCTATGGCAGCGTATATCAAGAAAGGCATACCGGATATGTTCACATCTGATGGTACGCAGAGGCAAATGAACTTCGTTCCGGGTATGATTTTCGATGACCTTCGACCCGGTGAAGAAATTGGCACAATCGACACGAATCGCCCGAACACGAATTTAACTTCATTCCGCGATGGGCAGTTACGCGCTGGCGCATCCGGTTTTGGCGTAAGTGCTTCAAGCATGTCGAAGAACTATGACGGTTCGTATTCATCACGCAGGCAGGAGAACGTCGAACAGTACAATCGTTATGGAATTGTTTGGCACTACTTCAAAGAGCGTTCAGAGCGTCCTGTATGGGAACGCTTCGCACGCATGGCATTTACTGCCGGATTGGTTGATACGCCAGCCGATATTGATGTGGACTCAATGGATGACGTTGAA